GTCGGCAATGTGGGCAATGAAACGGCCGTTATCCAACACCGTGAAATAAGGCTCCATCAAAAACTGGATGTCGCCAACGGCCAGCACCTGGCCGTCGGCGGCGGTTGCTGCCAACGCTAACCCACCAGGGCGGTCCGTGGCCGATGACCAGGTGTTATCATCACCTGCCATAAGGACGAGAGAGAAGCAAAAATTTGCCTAAAAATATCTCCCTCGAATCGTACAAACATCGCTGACCGAGCTTTAGAAGTTATGACAAGAATCAAAAATCCCCAGACCGAAATCTAGTTAAAAAATAATTGTACATAATCTTATAAAGACTTCGGCTAGACGGCACACGCTTAAACTCGTGTGGCGCTCCCAGTGCCATTCTGGGACTAAACAATAACCAACCCTAAGGTTCTGGTGGTGATTGTGAATAAAAAATTGGAGGCGAAAGATAAAACATCATAGTAAAATCTTCCGCGGCAGCAACGTAGACAGATGAAACATCAGCTCCTACAGTAGCTACAGTGAAACAAGATAGATCAAAGTTGTCCTGATACAAATCTTTGAAACTCCACAATGTACCCTGTCGTCCAGGTGCAAACCTGTACTTAGAGTAATATGGGACTTCAAAAGAGTGCAAGGGATTAACAACAGTGTTCCATCGTGATCCACCAGCTAACATACCTGTCTGCATAGAAATACCGATGTATCGGTTGTCTGCAGGTATCGTTGAAAACCCTAAAGATGCTACATCTAAATCGTCATCAACGTTGTTCGCTAATGTGTCTTCTGCGATATTTCCTCTACGCGAAAATTGCCACGTTGTATGGTGCACTGTTTGTGAAGGTCTAATAAATTCTCCATCAAATGCAGCATTGAACGTGGAATCAACTGTATATCGTATACCGCCTCTCCAGGCGCCGTAGGCGCGGACCAAGTAGTTCAACAAGGTCATATTTGCATAAATATAGTTGCCAGAAGCAGTTGAAACAATCAAATTCGAATCTGCAGGTGTATCCAGTGTATATCCCCCAAAGAACGGGAACATTTTACGTTGGAACCTGCAAATAACCCCGTCAGGAGTAGTCGTATAAGGTTGTAAAACTTCATGTAAAACATAACGCTTCAAAAGTTGGCGGTAAGATGCGACAGTCTCACCCATATGTATGCGATTAATTATAGGATCCACAACTGTCTTGGAACCCATAAACCTCAGAGAGCCAGGGTCAACAACGGGGTTTTCCATCCCGATGATGTCTTCGTCACCTGCTTGAGGTTTGATATCAAGTTGCATCGCCTGTGCAGGCGGTGTAGTGATTGGTGCTAGTGCTAGACGCTTCAGATAAAAATCTGTGGGCGCTGCAAGCTCAAAATCATCACATGCTGAAACTGAAACTAAAATCTCCACATCGTTGGGAATAGTAGAATCAGGTACAGTAAGTTCATTGACAACGTACACAGCCAGTGATCCGTTGCCAACGCCAATGATATTTGAGGAAACCAATCCAAGAGGGAATGCTGGCACAGCTCCATTTGCTCCATCAAAAGTGGACAGTGGAAGTTGTGGAAAGTTCAAATGTTGTCTCCAGGGGGTATTTTGGCCCCAGCCTACATCAATTGCAAAGTCGTTACACTCAGCAATATCAATAACTTCGGTATAAGCAACATTATATTCAGCAGTACCGCTTAGTGGTGTTCCATAAGGATCGTAAACAACTTTCAAACGACCTTTGTGAAACCCACTGGCGACAACTTGAAATCTGTATCGCAGTGTTCCTTTCCAATATTCAAATGGAAAGGTTGCAAATGCCACAGCAGGCATGTGCATCGGGGCATTAACTCCAGTTCCATCTTGTCTTATCACGCATGGATCTACGATGATATTGAACAATAAAGATTCTGGAGCAACACCAACCGCCCAATCAAATTTTGTCAGAAGAGACTCACGATTTGAAATAGAATTTATCGTAAGTTCATCTGGCATTTCCAGTGAAGCGATTTTAGGGTCAATTGACAACTCTTGACACGGATCAACCGTGAGTTTAATCAAACTTTCCCTTCCATCACAATTCGCCATTGATTGACGCGAAATAGGTTGACGAGGAGGAATGTCCTCAGCAACAGGTTTAGAGTAACCAAAAAGTGCTGCCATCGATGAAATAGCACTGGCACCAATCTCTGTAGCCCTAGCGAAACCGCCAATATAAGGCACAGATTTGAATAAACCAGCAGTCTTAGCAACAACGCTTGCAGGTTTGGAAACAATTCCTGAATACTCGGACATAGCTTGTGGTACAATGTTAGTAGGGTTCTGCTGGGTCAAACCAGTAAACTCAACATTGTCAGCCCATGCAAAAACGGATATAGTAATTGGAGCAGTAGCCCCATTTGCATGTTCTAACACCACAGGTGTCGCAACTTCAATCAGTCCCATTGTCCTCCACTCTTGCGTGGGAATATCTAACATGTTCAAAGGTGTAAAGAACGGTAAAATCATTTCACCACCTTGAGACATAGTCGGATTCAACCATATGTGAGGACGCTGAGACGCCTCAACCAAATCACTGAAATTAGTAGGAATTAAAACGGTAGTATTGTCCAAATTATGCAGAGGTCGGTAACTCACCAGAACTCTACCATAATAAAAAGCATTTCCATTGATTAAAAACTTGACATGTAGATTTGCTTTCATTAATTTATAATTGGATATTCTGTTGATCACGCGAGGATCTTCAAAATATAATTGCCATGGATTAAAAACATATGCTGGTCCAGTAGCAATATCCCATTGAATTTCTTGAATCTTGATTGGGCGCAGGAAAAAATTCTGTAGTGTGGTCATCGGATCAATTAACGACGAACGCAGTGGATCAGTAGTGACTCCACGCGTATCCTGAAAACCAGGATGAGCATCATTAAATTGAACGTTTTGTTCCAACGAATCTCCAGTAGCTGTTTGTCCAGTAGTTAAGACTTTACCAGCTCCGGAAGATCCAGAATCTGCCTGCGGGACTATTTTTGTCATGCTCTTCCCTAACACAAAAAGTGCAGTGTAGGAAAGAACCTTTAACATGACGAGGATATAGCCAGTCCCCATGTTCAGGTATTCCAGAGCACAAAGTGCAGCTCTGAAATTTTTAAAATGCAGGTATCGGCCACCCGCACTGACCCCCTCGTTTTGAGCTTGAGGGATACTCCTTCTAAACAAATAGGTTACATTATTATTAACAGGAAAATTTATATATACATCTAACACGCATGTGCATAACATGTAAAAACATGAAGGGTAACTATTTATACAAGCCACAGCCGTGACACTGGGGTATCCATGTACAAACTTAAGCATTCTGGTATTTGTCCTTCCAGAACGCGACACGATCGTCAAACGTGTACTTAAGAGCTTCTACGGGCAATTGCTGCCTCTCGCAAATGGTGCGCAACTGAGCGCGACGCATTTCATAGTGCTCTCGACCAAAAGCAAACCACTCATGGAGTGCTGTTTCAATCACACTCGCGGCAACTTCACGCGGTGTGGCTGACGAAGATTTCAAATTCGAATGCAGGGACTTAAAAATGGACTCTTCATCCAATTGTCCTATCGCACACCCAATTTCAGGGATGTGGTGGCTAATTCGTTTAAGAAAATCTGTTTCCTCGGTCCGGAGGAATTCAACTTCATCGTCAGTCTTTGTGGGTAAGGTCAATTTCATCCCATGCTTCGCAAGAAACTTCTTGTAGTAAATGAAGTTAAACTTACGAGTATCTGCAGCATTGGAACCTTTTGCATCATCACCATAGGTTAAATGAGCAACTTTAGACCTAAAATCTTCCACTTCTGGATATAAGGAGAAAAAGCCCATTCGGACATATAAACTCCCTGCTCCACCATTAACATCAACCGTCATATTATTACCGGATGTGTTCATGTTGTAAGACATAAGCAAAGTACCGTTCAAATCCATTATTGGATGTACGATATCTGCGATCATGTTTTGCATAATAGTCAAAGATTCTTGGTCGTAACCTCCTCTTGCAGCAAGATGAATGAATGAGTCCCATACTTTACGTGTGACTTGAGAATTCATTCGTACATCATACTTAGAGTAATCCCATGCAAGCATCTGATCATCCTCTTTTCCAAACTGTTCAGCAAAGTCCATGAGTTCTTCCCAATCTTTCGAAAAGGCATTCACTCCAACGGCTGTTTCAGCAAGTGTAGGGTGTAGATGTAAAAATCTCGCAATAGGTAGAAAGTACATTCGGATAAGAATACTCATGGCAACTGGGGCCGCTTGAAATACTCTCACCTTTTCCTTATCTAGAGGAGTTGGTTCATCCTTCAACGTAGCAGACGTTACAGGATAACCTCGTACACCACGACGATAACAATCAAGTAGGCGATCAATCTCTCCTTGGATGTGCTCTTTTGGAACACGATCTAGGAGAACTTCACCTTGGAATGTCTCATCAAAATGTACTGAGTTTCCTTCTGCATCAACCTTGTTTTTCTTCCCAAAAAGTGGGAAACCAACACCGGTATTCATGGGCATAGCATCGACGTACTTCCTCCCGGGGATTCCAAGAATGGACTCCTTCAGGGTGAGGGGGCAAAAGCCACCCTCTTCGTTCTTTGCATGTGTATCCATTGCAACCAATAGAGGTTTCTCCCAATCTTTCTGGGCTCTATCAAGTAACTCCGGGTCAAACATATCTCCTGGTTTGGAGAAAAGTTCAACGTTTTTGTTGAATGCATCCCAGTTGGGCTTCAATCTTGGTGGTCCCCAGGTATTTGGAACTCCCATAATCTCCTCCACATCACTTGACAATATGGAGGGCACAACTCGGCTCTTTTGTTCAGAACGAATCTTCGTAGATCCCAAGAGGTCAACAAAATTGTCGTCCGTCATTGAAGCCACAAATTTCGCTTTGGGGTTAACTTGGTCCGTAGTACGAACGTCCACGCCCATTTGCTGTACAGGAATATCAGTGGCAGCAGCTGAAAGAAAGCCATTTCGACTCTCTAACCAAGCTTCTGCTAAATCATGATCCTTGCGTAACAATGTTTGAGAAATACCAATATGGTGGGTTTCATTACCACCAATATGGAATCCTACAATGCATGGGTTAACGCCCTCTCGAATAATCGGACTCATACACGCACCATTTCGAGCCATGAGCGTAGTATATTGTGCACCTTGCATCTCCATAAAGGAATGCGCGACTGTTCCAAACTTAGGACTCACAGCACCGCGAATCTTCGAACCATCTAATGTGGGGCAAATCATCATAGCTAAGCAAGACCCTGTTGGATGTGCTAAAGGTAACCATCTCTCCATCGATCTAAAATCAGGAGAATTTGGCACATAAGCTGCACACAAATCAAGTCCTGGATATTGAAAACAATAATCGTAGTGAACTTTGAATGAAAAGCGTCCGCCTGTCGAGTTATGGCGTATCACTTCCACTGAAATCAGCTTCGATTGTTTACCATTCATATCACTCCCTGGATAAAACACATGACGAGGAAAATTCATCATTGACTTGCGCGGAAACCAAACTCCGCACTTATTGACTGTACCGTCCTCAAGAGTGAATCGACCCCAACATATATTCTTCTCAATAGAATTACACAATTGATCAGAAGTAGCTCCAGTCTTCTCACATTGAACTTTACCCCCAGTTTTGCCTAGCATAAAGCCATACCATCCTGGTGCACTGTCATTATGTGCGGGGTCTTGAATTGAATGTGGAGTCTGTCGAGCTAAATTCCATGCTTTTAGGATCGTAACAATACCCACGAGACTAATGGCTGCAACAGTACCAGTCACAAGCCACTTACCTCGATATTCCCGACCTTGATCGGCTAAGACTATATCTCGTCTCAATGTAAGTTCTGATATGAATCTTTCTCTCTCCTCTTTGATGTGACTCTCACAGAAGATTAAACCCACCCAACTAATAACTGAGGACAAAACAAGACCAGACCAACCACAAGCAATGGTGGACAAGGTCAGGAAAACCAAGAAATATCTCTGAATCCATTTTTGACACGCCAACATATTAACACACTCGTAGTGGTTGAAATATTGACCAACAAGGCGCTTTCCATAAGATGAAGTATATAACCAATTAGGTGTCAATGCTACAATCCTGGGAATGTTGCGTTGCATGTGCAGGTCAACTTGCTGACGTATCTCACGCACAGGCAAATAATGACTAGCCGAACTGAACAATAGTCCAGCCAAAAAGGGATTGAAAAACCTAAACATACGCTTTGCAATATCCTTGACAGCAGTACGAACTACGAATGATACACACTCGTCTGCCAAAGCATGTGGAATATTTTTGGGATTCCTACGCCGAGGAAAACCCTGTTGTGCAGGAGGCTTGGTGTCTTGCGTACACTTATCAGGTTCAAGATTTTTCCCTTCAGGTTCAAGACCCGCGACCTTGGTATCAGTCAGCGGTCCCTTAGCATCACACGGTGCACAAACTGGCATTGAAATATCACCAGAACAGGCACAATACTGTGTAATGAGTGAGCAATTGGGGCAAACTTCAAAGCCCTCAAGCAACTTGCTACGTGCGACTTGCTTAACTTGCTTGTCTTTATGGTTCCTAGACAAAGCAGCAATAGCAAGGAGATATTGTTGCAAATTCATGTTGGCACAGGCAACAAGACCTTTTCCTTTTACGAGTTCGACTTGCACAGTTTCGAACCGACCCATTTTTGTACCATTTGGTATAACTTCCTCAATGGTAAAATTCCACACGTCAACAAACGTTCCAGATGGTGCATTCACAAGATCTGGATGATCAGTATTTAAACTCGTGCCGTTTTCGCGGCAATACTGTTCCTTCACTGTAGCTTGGACATGGAAAAAACGACGCAATACAGCAACTGGGTAATTGCTATATTGTTGTGCTCCAAGAGTTTTAGTATTGGTAGTAATCACTCCACACTTAAAATTAATAAAAACACATCCTTTTTCATTGAGCTCAGCTTTTACAGCTTGTGCAGCTACATTGTTGAAAAATTGAATGTATTTTTGTGTAGGTGATTTCTCCACAAACTTTGAATTCGCGTTGTTAGCGTCATCAATATACACTCCCATAACGTCGGAAGTATATGTACTCTCAAATTTATCGGTCTCATTCAAAGTGATAAGTCCATCTTGGGAAGTTTTAAAACCCATCGCAGACAAAGACGTTTTCATTGTCAATGGTGCGATATCTGACTTTCCAATACTAGACTCACCATGGATACTAAAACCAATTGGAGCAAAGCGAAAGGAGGTGTTCTTCCTTTTCGCTACTAAATCCATCTTTATCGACACCAAAGCAGCATACTTCCTCTGAAGTAGCTCCTTAACACCTGGTGACGATGTAACCCTTTGAATTTCACCTGTTGTCTTCATACATTTGTCGAGTTTACGTTCATACTCTTCAAGATCACCTTCTACAGTTACGCCATCCAAATTTCCCGCCATAGCGGTGGATGCATATGCGATAACAGTATTGCAAGTGTCAGTATATTCGCGCAAACGTTGATCTTGGTACAAAACTGGAGCTAGTGATTTCTCTTTCAAGCACCACCATCCAGTCTCGGATATCCAAACAAATGTCTGAATCAAAGCATCAATCAAATCGGTGGCTTTGATTTGTTCTTTCATAGCCTCGATTGCAATAAGTGTAATTCCTCCGATGTCAAATTCGAACCCTTTAATAGAACATATAGAGCTCGCCATGGCAGCGGTGATGAGATAAGAAACTTTTTTGAAAATAGTGTTGGTTTTCAAAAGTTCCCATCCATCCAAAAGGTCTCGACCAGTCCACGCTTGTGGTTCAAGATCAAAGTCGAGATCAAATGCCCCCGTCGAGTCCAAAAAATTACTAACTTCCACAGAATTGCCAACCTCTTCCTCTTTTTCCAGGAGGACAGTTGTCATTGTGGTAACCAAATTGGTGATACTGGTTTTCACGTAGAATTTCATGTACGAGACGAAGGCGACAAACACGTCCGAGAAAGACGAAGCACCACAGAGATTATATGCAAGAATGCAAATATTCTCTGAATGACGAATGATATCGTCGGCTTCTTTTCCTTCAAATGAACAAAGATATTTTCCGAGATCGCCAATGAAGGCGTGTAGCGGGTCCAAAGTATCAGAGAATGCATGAGGTTTAATTTCCACTGCAGACAACTCTTCAACTCTTTTGACCAATCTCTCAATCATCTTCTTTTTCCGAGCACGTTCCTCTTTCGTGTTGAAACGTGCAGGGGTGCGCTTTTTCTGCGCATATTTTTGTTTTGCAAAATCCTTGCATGTTAACTCGGATTCCGCTTGTGGTAATAATGAGGGGATTAAATCTTCCTCAAAATCATTAAGGGGGCGCATCATTTTTCGTGACACGCCAAAGGGGAGGGGCTCTAACCCTCCTTGCAAAACCGCGGCATTGCCTGCGGGGTGTGAGAAACTCATAGCAGAAAAATCAATAGATTCCCTGCCACGAGCCCTCACTGACGCTTAAAGTCAGTAAAGACTAGTGGAAGCGACACAAGTGGCATATTCCCATAAGGGCTTACTCCAGACGTCCTCTCGGGGTGGCTCTTAAGCGTAAAGAGCCCCGATCAGTCTACAACGTCATCCAGCGCTATAACTATCCTACCAGAACCATTTAAGGTACCAACAAATTCATGAAGTTAGGTATTAAGGTACAACGTAGACCGGTTTGCAAATGAGTCTCGTTCGGGGTTGGGTCCTATCCGAAGACGTCCCCAGGTTTGGAAGCACTTTAGCTCGCCATTCAGTCTGTTTGATTAAATCACCCACAGACGGGGTAGTACTTAAGCCGTACGATAACTGTTATTAATTATAACTTAGATCTTCCAATTCTATAATGCACTTAGGATAATCAGTATTGTGCCTTTCGGGTCGTTACCATGAAGGTAGCCGGATCACACTAAGTACTAGTATACGGCGTTTTTCTCATATCTCAAACATAAGCTCAAGACATCCACTACTCCCGA